ATATTTAGCAGCTAGGTCAGTCATACATAAATCCTCATGAATTGCAACAGCACCAGGAGTAATAGTTCTTTGTGACAAAGTAGTTGAACCACTTGCACTTCTAGAACATCCATCAGCTTGAAAAACAACATCACTAGATAGTATGTTTATTGTAGTAGGACCTTTTACACCATCTTGTAAGTTAGCGTATTCTGAAAGTCTACCACCAGCTACAGACTTAATAATTAAGTCCATTGCATTTTGTTCGGTATATGCGGCCAAAGCCGAAACATCAAAACTCATAATTTAATTTTTATTTTATTATTTTTTTACTTTTTAAGATACTTATTATATCTTTTTTATTTTCTTTTTTCAAAGCCTTAAAACTAGATGGTCTTTTAACTACCTCGTCTTTTGTTGGCTCGTCTAACATTTTCTCTGTTAAGTTTAGCAACATAGAAAAAGACTCTTTAAGATTATTTATTTCTTCTTTTAGTTCGTTGTTTTCTTCTGAAATAGTAGCTTCCATTCCGAAAACTTTTTCAGTCACAATCGACTCTATAATCTTTTTAGCTTCTCTTTCTTGAGCTTCACTTAAAGGACTAGACATTTCTTCCTCTTCTACAGATTCTGCTTCTACTTCTGGTTCAGCCTCTTCCTCAACTTCCTCAACTTCAACAATAACACCACCCTCAGTAGATATAACTCTACCGTCAGATAATTCATGTTTACCGTCAGGAGCTGGCAAAAGTTCACCATCCATGTCAACAACTACAGCAGCACCTACAACAACCTCTGGTTCAACTTGAGCAACTGTACCATCAGCCAGTACAACATCCTCAAATTTTTCCTTTACAGTTTCAGTAGTTTCTTCCACGTTGTTTTCAGTAGTTTCAGCAAATTCCTTAGAATCGTTTTCAATGTCAACACCTTCTGTTTTAAAAATGCTTTTAATCTCATTGAATAACTCTTTTAATTCACTCATAATAATTATTATTTATACTTTTATATATATAACAAATAATTGATACTTTACCAATTATAAATGTTTTTCTTTATATTTCTTAACTACGGAAATAATTTTACTAATTAAAGTAGTTGGGTATTTAGTGGCTTTAGCCTCTCCAAATATTCCCTCAACTGAAAAACCTTTGAACGTACCGTCTTTAACCATTTGCCAGACTTCGTCATTTTCTACTCTCATACTACCCCACCATGAGCCATCTGGTGCGTTCTCAAATCCGTCAGGAGCTTTTATTCCTCTTTTACTATCTATTATTAAAGACTCAATTACATAGACGCCATTGTCTTTATAGTCAATGTCATGCATTAAATTAATGTTAGAATTATAATTATTCTTAAAAAATTTATTGACTATCTTTTCTATAGTAGGTTTTCTAAACACTACATAGTATTTCTCGTTCTGGTCATTTAGTCTAATAATAGGTAAATCTGCTTTCATGAAATAACCACTAACTATTCTTTTATCTTCGTCTTGAATTTTAAAAGCTGTTTTATATTTGTCTTTGGTTTTCATTTTATTGATTGCCCAATTAACTCCAGAAGTACCTCCCCACAACAACCAAGCTAAATAGCCACAATCTTTCCAAGGTGTTGCTTTTAAATCAGCATCTACTTCAGCATTTTTTTTGTGTCTGTTAAAACTTGCCATTCTGCCAATTGTATCCCAAGATAAATTTTCTTTGTTCTTGAGTTGGTTGGCTCTTGAAAGTCCTACCCTAGTAAAATTGCAGTTTATTTCTGACTTATGTTCGTCAATCCATTTCAATGCTTTAGCAGCGTTGTTAGACGCTGAATCTGGATAGTCGTTAAACGTCTCTTCAAACTCATGTTTCTTAAACGATTGCCAATTGCTCATAATAGCTGGATGGTCTACTAAGGCTATATAGTCAACTCCAGACTCATCCTCTTCGTCTATTATTAATTCTAGTAAATCTGTTTTATCTTCCATTGTTTTTTTATTTAAAATGTTGCCTGTCCCTGAATTACAGAAACTTGATTTTGTGTGTTAGTTATGTCTGTTTCAGTAACAAATACCTGAGTTTGATTCTGTGGGACTAGTGTACTAGTGTTAGCTGGTTGTAGCGTTGGCGGTGTTCCTCCACCACCTCCAGCAAAAGTAGGAGTTTGTTGTCCTCCACCTCCAGGACTACTAGTTTGAAATTGTTGTTTAGATATGTTAACCACGTTAGCCAAACCATTAGCAATAGCAATTCCAGCAGCAATAAAGGGTTGAGCTGGAAATAAAATTGTCCCTGGATTAGCAGCAGCACTAGCAAAGATAGCGTTTGCACCTTGGTAAGTTTGCATTATAGCCTGTGCTATTTGTAGTTTTTTATTTATTTCAAATGCACGTTTCTGACTCTTTTCATTGTCTTTAGCAAAAGCAGAAGTTAAATTAATTAAAGCATCAACCCCATCAATAGCTAAACCTATTTTAGCATCTTCAACAGCTTGCTGTCTTTCTAAATCTTCTTTAGCAAATTTCTTTTTTATTTCATTTATTTCGTGTTCTCTAGCTTCTTCTAAAACTGTAACATCTTCTCCATATTGTTTAGCCTGTTCTATTAAATTAAAATATTTATCTGCTACAGCGTTTTCCTCTTGTTGTTGTTGAGTTAATAAACTTTCAAAATATAGATTTTCCAAATCTTCTTTAGCTTGTAAAAAGTTCATGTAGTCCTCAACATCTTTATTATCTCTAGCTGCTTGGTCTGCTATCTCTTTAGCGTTTTTCTTATCTCTTTTAGCTTTAGCATCTGCATTTATTTTATCTATTTTATCCTGTGTAGTTTTAGCTGCTTTAGTGTCCATGTCAATGACTCTCAACTGAAAACCAGCTAACGCATTTTCTTGTAACATTAACTGTTCCTCTAGTTTCTTTAAATCTTCTTTTCCTTGTGCCTCTGTTTCTTCTGGGTCAAAAACTAAAGTGCTAGCTTTTTCAATTAATTTTTTAGCTTTTTCACTTAAACCAAAATCAACGTCTATAGGTTCTAGTCCAAATATCTTTTTTCCGATAGATGACTGGGTAATAGTATTTATTACTTTTTGGATTCCTTCACCTAATAAATCTATAACTTTAGTTAACATAAAAGGTATAGCAAACATTGCTTTTATAGTAAACTGTAAAATCTTATTATTTCTTTTACTTCCATCAATCTTCTCTTTATTAACTATTTTTTGAGCTAGTAATTCGTTTTTAATTGATTGAACAACTTTTTTCTGTCCGTCAATTTTCATCATTAAAATTTCTCTCTCTGTCTTACCTTGTAGTTTTAAAATGTTCTCTTGGTTGTTTAAAGTCTCTAGGTTTTTCTTGTTTAGTTCTGTAGTTGCTTTAGTGGTTTCTTGTAAGTCTTTACTAGCGTCACTAATCCCCATTATAGAGTTTTTAATCTTATCAAAGTTTGCAATTAATAAACCAACCCCAACAGCTAAAGCACCAATTCCAGTAGCTATAATAGCACCCCTTAATATTTTAAAAGAAGCAGAAGTAGCTACAACAGACTGACCAAATAAAGCCATTATTCCAGTAGCTAAAACAGTAGCTGCACTATTAATTTTTTGAAATGCTGTAGAGTTTCTAATAACATTATTAAATAACTTCATAGCAGATTGAGTTCCCTCTATAGCACCTTTAAAAGCCATAGAGATTCCTATAGCTTTTTCTATGTTTCTTACTGTATCTTCTAAAGCACCACCTCCACCACCTAGTAGAATAAAAGCAGCAGAAACGTCACCAACAGCACCAGCAACAGAACCAAGCTCAGACGCTACCTGTTCATTATCTAAAGCCTCCATAGACAACTCGGTGTTTTTAATTTGTTTGTTAACACCTACTAACTCCTGTTTTAAATCCTTAAAAGCCTTAGTCCCTAAAGGAACTTTTCTTAGTTCTTCGTTAAGTCTTTCTGCTTCCTCTTCTAATTGTCCTAGTGAGGTAGTTGCTCCCTTTGCATTTATATCTATTTCTAAAGCTACTTTTTCTGCCATTTTATATTATGTTAAATTGTTGACCATCCCACATCATAGTCACGCTGTCATTATTTGCACTAAGTGTATAAGTAGAGTTACCATCTATTAAAGCTGGAATTGCTGTTGCATCTATAACCGCTTGATGAGCAGAATGTAATTTCTTAAAAGTCCATATTTTACCAACATGAGGTAGACCATTTGTTGTTCCGTAACTACTACTAAATCTAGCTAAAACATTACCCCCAGCTGTGTCTATTAAATATGTTCTAATGTTTTCATTAGCTATAAAGTCTGCGTCTCTAGTCTCAAAACTTCCACTCCCTTGAATCTCATCATTTACATACATTACATTAGACTCTGTTACAGTTTGATTATTAGAGTTAATTAATTGTACATTTTTCAATCCAGATTTAACAGTATTCCCATCACCTTGAATAATTACATTTCTAGCCCCTGAAAATATACTATTGTTTGAACCTGTTATATTGACACCCTGTACACTTCCACTAACATAATTACCAGAACCATTAGTTGTTATGCCTCTATTTCCTATGCTATTGCCATTAGTTGCAGTTCCATTCCCTTGTCCAAAAGTTGGCGTTCTTCTACCACCTAAAGTCTGTGTTCCTCCATGAGATGTCTGTGTGCTAGCACTAAAAACAGTAGCCTCTTTTATTTTAAGAAATTCACATTTAGTAATTGGATTAATAGGATTGTAGTTCTCTACTTTATTTAGTCTAAAATATTGACCCTCAAAATAGTATTGTTTTCTAAAACTTAAATTAGATATGTCACTAGGAGTTAAATAGAAATAACCATTAACTATTTTAGAGTTAGTGTCTGTGATTTCTTCAATAAACTTTTTATAGTATTTATTATATAAATTATTATTACTAAAAGTTATAACATTATTAAACACATTTGCCCAATATATTTCATTAGATAAATTAAATCCAATGTCCTCAGTTGGTGAGTAGGGGTCGTCATACATACCAGAATAAGGATATTGAGTTTTAAAAGTCACACCACTAGAGTCACGATGTAGCCATTGTTGGTCTGTGTCTTTCATCCCTCCCCATTGTAAAATCCTTATGTTAGCCTCAGTTCGTTGAACTCCGTCTTTGTCATCAAACTTTATAATAGTAGGTATTACTCTATCATACCAAGACTGACCAACGCTTGGAGTAGGTGAAAATATAATTTCTGTTTTATGTTCTGCTTTTAAAAAATCATTGTTAATAATAAAGTCAGCTTGTCCGTATACCTCATCCCAAGTGTTATAATATAAATCATTGTAGTAGTCGTTGTCTTGTTTATATGTATATAAATACTCTTTACTATTTAAAGCACCCATAGGCAGAAACTCTATGTCTTTGCTTTTGTCTATTTTACTACTCCAATCAATTACCTCATTATTATAAAAATCGTCTCTAGGTTCTATTATTAAATCTTTTTCATCGTCTGGGTTAGGTTGTATATATAAATTAAACATATTAACTAAAGACTTAATAAAGTCTCTTTGTTTAACTTTTGCTGGAATAGATGAGGACATGTCTATAGTGCTTCCCTCAACATAAGTAGAGTTAACTACTTCATTATTAAAATAACTACTTATAATGTTTAAACCAAAGGACCTAGCGTCATAAAGATTATTACCTGAGTCTTTCCAAAATACATTTGATTGATTAAAGTTAAAATTTATATTTGTTGAT